TTAGTATTTAGTTTTCCGCTTTGCATTATAAAAACATTGCTTTATAAGAATTAAGAATATTTTTAGACGATGTTGGAATAATTTGAACACCTTTTAAATCGCCTGAATCAAAGTCCGCTCTATTATCATAATAGGTTGAAATTAACTGTAACATTGCTTGCTTTACTAAAGCGTCATTTATTCCAGATGTTATATAAGTAACTTTGACACGATCGCCAGGGCCTTGGTCTAATTCAATCGTTTCATTATCCAATCCTAAAATTTCGTAATTATTTGTAACCGTTCCGCTGATTGTAACCTCTTCAATACTTGAAACTGGACCAAATGGCAAATCAAATAATCCGTTTGTTGTATCTAAATAGTAAGTTCTATTTTTTGAAACAATATCCCTTGAAATATAGTTTTCGCACCAGATACGAGCTTGAATAATCATTTGAGCAATTAGATTGTCATCTGAAGCCGTATCAATACGAACGTAATCTTTAACATCTTGAGCGGTTAAAATTTCATTGCCTTGTTGTGAATTTATTTTAATTTGTCGCATCGTCTTTGATTTCTATATTTTCAACTTTTAATTCTTTTGTTTCAAATTTAGCTTTATTCTTTTTTGTGGCAAATCCTTTTTTTATCCAAACTTTTGCAATGTTATCTGGCAAATTAATAATATCGCCTTCATTAAATCGTTGTCCGTTTCTTAAAATAGGTTGTTTTATTTTTAGCTTCATAATCTAAATTTTTGTAAAAATACAAAAAAACCGCCACTATTAAATAGCAACGGTTTTTAAACAAAACAAATATGAAAACATTATGTAAATACAAAGTTATTAAAATAATCTTTACTATGAATGTTTTTTCCTAAAGTTATATTTTTTATTTTACCATTATTTTTGAAAATATAAAATCCTTTGTGATGTTTTACATAAATGGCAAAATAGTCAACATCTTTTTTTGAATAAGGTTTTTGTACAGATTTTCTAATATAACAACGCACAACATCCTTTTTTTTATCTACTGATTTAATTTGTATTTTTTTAAAACCTTTTCCAGTATCAATAACACAATCATAAGGCGAAGCGTCTAACAAAGGAAAAGAAATAAAAAAACCTCTAGACATCACCTCAACCGCAAATTGATATTCAGCAATGCAACCTATTAAATTAACATCCATATACGCCAAATATAAACAAAAAAAAGGTAAGCATATTTTGGAACGGCCTACCTCTTGTTTTTTCTTAAACGAATTAGTATGTTACTACTAAATTACATTGCAAATATATATAAAAAACCGCTACTAAAAAAATAACGGCTTTTTTTTTATTCTTTATTTAAAATTAAAGATATAAATATTACAAATAAAAATATTGATCCAATATAGTCGTTAAATAATATTACTTGTCTAATTGCAGCAAATCCAAATATTAGAATTAAACTAAATTTTATTTTATTTTCCATATTACATCATATCAGTATTAAAACAAGTTTGTGAACAAACGCCTTCCCAGTCAATAGCTTTGTCGCAAACAGTACAATTAAATTCTTTTTCGTCTTCTGGGCAATATTCGTAATAATTCATAATATTAAATTTTAATTTGTAAATCCTCTTCCATATAGTAAATCTCACGCTCTAAATAATCAACCGCCTTTTCTAAATCTTTTAATTCGTTTTCCTTTTTTCCAGCTCTACAAACGTATTTAATTACATTGCCAAGGTTAAAAGATAAATCATAATCCTTTATAACATCGATTAAATCGTAATCTTTGCCATTTTCATAGTGTTTAGGTATACTTTTCATAATTTTATATTTAGTAGTCTTAAAACGGCTCTTTTAAACCTTTTAAGAATTGTTTGTTGTTGTATTTCTTTTAAATGTTGAATATTTTTTATAAATATCTTTTTTTTATTCTTAATGATATATAATTTTTTAGAATCAAAAGACATTTTATAATTCTTTAATATTTATTTTAACGTCTTTTAGCCAATCCTCAAAAACAATTTGTTTTTCGATAAAAACTTCAGGCGAAAAATCTTTTTTAACAAACTCGTTTTCTATTTTATCAATAACTTGATTTTTGAAAACTTGTTCTAAATATTCTAAATAAACAAGTTCAGTTTTTTCAGTTGTGCCAAAAATATATTGATTTTTAAAAACCTTATTTATTTGTTCTTTTGGTATTCTAAAATTTTTATAAAACGTTTTATTATCTAATTCAATTATTCCTGTTCTTTTTAAAACAACAGAAAATTCATATTTAAAACAATCTTTGTTTAGGTATTTAATCGCTTCAATCATTGTAAATGTTTTTAATACTTTCTTTTACTACTTTTATTTGATTTATTTCAGCTTTTAATATCTCAACTTCAATATCTTTTTTTAAAAGTATTAACTCGTTTACTACATAGGTTTTTTCTAGTGTGCTGAATAAATCTATTAATCTGTCTAATCGTTCCATATTATATTACTTTTATTTGACCGTTTCTATAATGTTTACATATTAAACCAGTTTTTAAAATAACTGTCTTAAATGGCACTAAATTCCTGTTTTCTTTAAACTCTCTGATCTCTCTTTTAATTGTTTTCATAATGTTTAATTTAATGGCGGTTTTTACACCGCCGTTTAGTTTTATTTAATATCCTAAAGATTTAACCATTCCGTTTGCTAAGTGGTTTAAATAATTAAAAACATCACCGTTTGCAAAATCAATTTTAACTAAAGTAGTTCTTATTTGTGTGTGATACTCTTTAGCTTCACATATAAAATCTACTAACATTTTATATGTTAAACCAAAATGACCTTCTAAATTAATTGTAGAATCTAAGTCTTTTCCTTTTTCTGTTATTAAGTTGTTTAAATAAGTTCTCATAATATTTGTTTTTGTTTTGTTACGTCTTATTGACACTCCAAAGATAAAACCTTTTTTGTAATTAAAAAAATATTTTCAGTTTTTTTTTAAAGTTTTTTTTCATTTTGTTTTGAAACCCCTATAAATAAAGGAAATAAAAAAAGGCCTAGAAATTAATCCAGGCCCTTCTAAATATAAAAATTTACTTTTTATGCAGTTTCTAAAGCTGCCTTTGCAGTTGCAAATGATCCGTTTACAAATGCATTTGGTAAATAGTTAGTTAAAGCAACTCTCTCGCTTACTCTAACAGTTACAAATCCATCTCTTACGTTAGTTCCGTCCTCTCTAAAGAATTCAACATTTAAACCATCTCTAACCCATAACTGAGTACCAACGCTGAAGTTTCCAATTAAGAAAGTTCCAGCAGCGATTGCAGTATTTAATACAACTTTTACGCCCATAAATACAGGTTGCAATCCGTTATATACTTGGTCTTTTAAGTAGTTGTTTTGAGTATCTTTTAATAATAGTATTTTATGAAAATCACTTGGATTTAATAAAATAGTATCTGCATTATAGTTAGATAATGCTAACTGATTTAATGATGCTACAATTACATCAAACTCATTTGCAGATTCAACAGTTCCAGCTAAAGAACCAGCAGCAAAGTCAGCAGCATCGCCAATGATTCCGCTTAATTGCGCACCTGATCCAGTACCGCTTAATATTTGAGTGTCCTCAACTTCTAAAAGTTTTTCAGGTGCTCTTGTTGAAATATAAGAAGTTAATTGAGGCGTATCTGCTAACATCTCTTCAGAAATACGGAAATAAGTTCCAATTTTTCTAACGTTTGCATCGCTTGCAGTCATATCAAAATCAGACTGTGTTAATGTTGCACCTTCAGCAGTTGCAGCAGCGCCGTTTGAATATCCGCTTTCTTTTACAAAACGAACAACGTCAGACTGAGTAGAACCTTGAGCCAATAATTGTCTAATGTGAACTGGTCTTGTTGGATCAAACTTATATCCTGGAACTCTATCCGCTGGAATAACCTCACCAGTAAAGTCAGCTGCAACAGTCATATCTGCTTTAATCTCAAAAGATGCAGATCTTGAATGACCTTTTGACATTGCTTCGATTGCACCGCCTTCGATAGCTTCGTTTAATGCACTTTTAAAAGTCATTTTTTTAGTTGCGCTAAATTGTTTTTTGTTAGCCACTTCCATAGCATCCAAACGCTCGTTTATTTTGTTACCTAATTCAGTAACTTCATTTTTAGCAATTTCACTTGCTTTAACTACAACTGCATCAATTGCGTTGTTGTTTGATTTTTCGATTTTTGAAT